ACTGAATTAAAAATGTTTGGCTTTGCCATTTTTAAAATTTTATTGGTTTATAATTAAAGACGAATACCACCACGAGAAACATAATATGTTCTCAACTTTTTGGTTCTTGACCTTCTCATACGATTCTTTTTTGAGTAGAGTCCTGAACGACGTTTTTTTCTCATTTTTTAACTAATTTTTAGTGGTTAAACAAGGGGTGTTTTTCCTATAATTTATATTATGAAAATGCATGATAACAATCATTTTTAAACTGCCCAAAATCATTTATTAACATATGTGAATTTATGGCATTTTTTAGTAAAAAATGCTGGTTTTTACCTATCCATTACTTTGTTTGGATTATTGCTTTTTTGCCAAGTTTGCGATTTAGGGTTTTTGATATCTCCCAGTATTCCGTTAAGGATTCTAGCACCTATTCGCATAAACATGTTATCGCCAGGCTGAATTCCAAGTTTTTTTAAATCTGTGTCCAATTGTTTGAGATCTACATCTTTTCCAACATTTTCAATTTGCTTTTTAATCAAATTAGTCTCTGCAATTGTTTTTGCTTGTGTTAATCTTGATTGCAAAACATCTTGAACTGCTTTTTGTAGGGTAGGGGTAAATATCATTTTTAACTGCTCGGTCCTTGTTAACGTTTGATCTGTTTGGGCTTGTGCTTGTCTTGTCCTAGCATTCATTGATGATAATTGACTATCTACTAGTTCATTGTATCTTTTATTCTGTAACGATGTTTTTTCTGTGTTTCCTAAAATATTAATAGTTCTTGCCTTTGTTTCTTCTTCTTTTGCTTTATTGTTAGCAATTACTTGTTCTGTGTTTCTGACGTTTGCGTCTTTTGCCTTTAAATCTACACCGGCAAATAATGCATTTCTTACTATACTCCCAGTATCAAAACTGGGTGCTTGTGGATTCCAACTTTTTACATCTGTCCCTCTAACACTTTGGCTGGACATTGCGTCTGCGCCTTTTCCGTATACTAAATTTGGGTTTAATCCAGCATCTTTGAGCCTTTGCATTTGTGCCATTGGGTGATTATACTCGTTTTGACGCATCCAGTCAGCTAATGCGTCTGCCCTTTGGGTATTGTACATTCTTTCGTTCCACTTTCTGGTAGCTTGGTTCATACTACCTTGTATTCCTGCGTTTGCTAGTTGTCCTGCGGCTGTTATACCTGCCGCTAATACTTCTGCTGGCATATTTTATTGTTTTTTGACTTTTAAGCCCATTTTTAAGCTTTTAATTCGTTTATCGTTCGCGTCGTACCTCCTTGGCCTCCTCACTTTTTTATCGCCTTTTTAGGGCTTAGTGTCAATTAGCACTAATATATCAAGAGTGTATTAGTGCTAATTGCGTAGCTTAGCCCTTTCAGGGCTATGCTTTTTTTAAAATAAAAAAGGTATTTTTTATTGATTTTCATCTGTTTCGGAGTTTTCCTCAACATCAGTAATTACTGATTTTCTTTTCAATTTCGCTTTCGCTACATCGGTTTTTATCTTCTCTGTAAGATTTTTTAACTCCTCTCTGGCTTGGTCCGCCAGTTCTTCACGTTCTGCGAGATCTAATCTTTCAATATCTATTTCACTTCCATCTTCTCCCTCAAATATTGGTGTTTTTGCACCTTCTAAAGGTAAACCTTTAGCATATCTTATAAGTAATTCACGTAGTCCCATACTTTGGTCTGGTACTGTTTGACTAGGCTCGTTGTTTACTTCGCCCTCATAAATAAATTCTGTTGCGTTAAAAGGGTGTTTTACTTGGTTTTCCATGTTTAGATTTTTTGTCTTTGTTTAGCTTTTTTGTGCGCTCGTCTAAATGCGTTAATATCTTGTTCAACTTTAATTCTTTCGGGTACAGGTTCTTCCATTTCTTGTAAATATTCTTGAAATACTGAAATACGAAATTTTTCTCCTTTATTGTAAAGTTTGTCTTTATAGTATCTAGGCATACATGCCTTTTTACCGTCTTTTAATGGCAAATAACATCTTTCTTCAAGCTTTGCTTTGTGCCATTTAATTGTCCTTTCATTTAAATAATCTTTTCCTAAACCTTTGCTCATAACTGCAAATTCTTTTTCTCTATCATCGCCATAATACATAGGTATTCTTTTTTCCTTACTTACATATTTTAGTGTATATCCTATACTGGCATCACTAACATCACCAAAATGGCAATGGCCATTAATATCATTATCAATTGACCAGCTAGCCTCAACAATTCTAGGAATAGCATTAAAAAGAATAACATGATAGTGGGGCCTTTGAGTGTTATCCCCATACTCTCCAACTGCGTAATAACTAATTTTCTCATGCGTCTTTTTTCTTAAACGTTTGAAAAACTTTTGCAAATCGGACTTTTTTAATGTCTGTAATCCTGATTGAGTTTTAGGAATCTTTTCATCATTATAAGTAAGTGTAACAAAGAGAGCGGTTTTACACCGCTCTCCATGTTTTACTAATCTAAAACTCCATCCTGATACTCTCCTCCTTAAACAAGGTGGGCATTTGCCACATGGAAATGGTACATATCCAGTTGTAACGCCATTGACTATATCCAGTTTTTTGTAAAAAGGAGTGATACATCTTGTTGACATATTAGAACATTGGAGTTCCGAACTTGGGCATTGGTCGTACAGCTCTAATCTTGTGCAATATTTGCATATACAAATTGTCTTGTTCACTATTAACTGCAAATATCCTTGCGCATTGTTCTGGTGTACACTCAATAAATGTTTGATTAAGTGCTGGTAAATTGGCAAATTTTCTACCCAAATGCCAATAGTCTAGAGTTGTTTTAAATTCTCCAGCTACACGACTCGGATTGTATTTATATTCTGCGTATCTAGGTACATATCCAAATGTTTCTTCATTCATTGCTCCAGCGTAAGCCATTAATTCTTGATTTTGTACTGGCTGTTCTCCAATATGTGCAAATGAAGGCCAAAAGAAATCAAGCGGGTCATTTTTAAGGAATGTTTTTGGTATTCCTTGCTGGTAAGCAGTTTTTGGCATAACGGACATAATTCCGATAATATATCCATGCTCTTCACAAAAATAATTACCATATTTTCCAGTGGTTACAGCTACACCATGGCCAGCCATGTTACCTTGTACAGGTGATGTGGCTGTTTGACCGGTAAATGTTCCAGCAGTGTTTAATACTTCACTAATAACAACTGGGGTTTTGATACCAGTAATATATTCTGGTCTTTGTAGTCTTGCGTCGGATGATTTTACACCAAAATGCATCAAAATATTTTCAATATATCTTGTGCCACCACGTGCGTTTTTCTCTAACCATTCTTGTAAACGAAATGCTCTGCGTAAATCGTTAATAGTTGTAGCGCCTACTTGTAAATCATCTAAATGTGCAAATAATTCATTGTTTCCGACAACTGTTGAAAGTTGATTTTGTACAACTGGGCTTGTAGGAGCGCCTGTTAATGTTGTAGGTCCAACTAGATTGTTTATATATACTTCTGCATCTCCGTTAATAGATCCCAATGGAATATCTACAGCAGCTCCTTTTTGTGCAAATGGCAATGAACTTGTAAAATAATCATGTTCCCATGCACGATTACGAATATTAGTAATTTCTCTAACTCTTGACCAAGTACCAGTATTATCGCCATCAGTTAATAAATAATCAATAGGAGTAACTAAATTTTGGTCTCTGTAATATTCGTTGTAAATAGCTTGATATGCTGCATAAGGTAAAGCATTAATGTTAGTAGTACCAGTATTATTTGCTGGTAAAGGAACACCTAAATAATCTGATAAAATTCTAGCAGTACCAGCATGTGAAGGATCATTCCATTGTGGTTCTAAAACTTCAGTCCTAAGATAAGGGGCAACAATTTGAGTATTTGCATCAACTATAAATTTTTCCCAATTGTCCCATAAAATCCGATTAGGTACAAAAAAATAATGAACTGATACATCAATTCTATGCATAACTGGTGCAATAAGAGGAGCAAATCTGATAAGACTATCGCATCCAATTTGCCAACTATCGCCAGGAACGCATTCCTGGACTAGTACGGGGAGTAGTCGACCCATTTTTCCACTCATTTTTACATCATGAGTAAGGTCAAATACGTTTTTCTTTGGTTTAGATACTTGTACTGAATTAAAAATGTTTGGCTTTGCCATTTTTAAATTTTTATTAGTTTATAA